TTTGCGGATATTCGTGGAGGTGCAAGGCGGGATTTACATGCGCCGCTCCGGTCACAACTCCCCGTCTGGACTCATTCGCGACTACAACAAGTGTAATCTCTCCCAGCTTCACGGCTGGCGATACCTGCAATTCACCGCCGAGGACGTGAACGAGGGCAGGGCGGTGGACATGATTATCAGGATGAGCGAGGCGGGGAGATGAATCAGTGTGTTGATTTTAATTATTCAATAGGCGACAAGGTAAAAATTAAAGATATTGATATTTCCGGTTTTGTCGTTGGACTATATTACGGAGATACAGGACGGCAATATCAAACCGCATACTTCGTGGATGGCGAAATGAAAACCATCTATCTTTATGAGTTTCAAATTTGTGCGGTAAATAACCATTTGACAGGATTACTCCAATGAGCGAGGCGATGCGATGAGCGAATTGGTTGCAAATATCGAATATTGGTTTACCCACACAGACCAGTTTGAGGTTTTGTTTGCCTTGATGGCGATAGGCGTTGGGCTGGTATGTTTTGGTTGGGTTCTGGATACTATATTCTGCGTCCTGTTTCGGAAGAATAAATAATGAGTTGGTCAGGCGGTATCGCTGAATGGGTCGAGAATGATACGGCGTTTATCTCCGTTGCGTTCTCTTGGAAACTTCCAGAAGCTTATCAGCGTGCCGTTTGGCATAAATCTTCCGGTAAAAGCGTCAGGGTCGGTGGTGGCGGCGCGTTCTACCACAAGGATTATTTCAATGGTGTGGCTGATTATGGCGGCGCGGTGGACGCACTACCTCACCACAATCCGCAGGCTACGAAGGCAAGTGAAGGTTGCCCGATTGGATGCTACTTCTGCACCGTTCCGAATATTGAGGGACGCGATTTTACTTTACTGCCAGATTTTACGCCGCGTCCGATCCTATGTGATAACAACCTTTCAGCCCTGCCGGAAGATTATCAGGATTACATCATACAGAAATACCTTGATTATGGCGTGCCACTTCTGGACGCAAACAGTGGGTTTGAACCAACTTCATTTTTTGAGGAAACCTACAACCGTTGGAAGAAAATAAATAAAGGTGCATGGCGTTTCGCGTTTGATGAGATGGTAGAGGAACGGTACGTGAAGCGTATGACTGAAATTCTGAAAGGCGAACCGGCATCATCCAAGAGGGTCTATGTCCTGATCGGGAATGAGCCGATGGAGAATTGCCTGTACAGAATAAACCGCGTGATTGAGTGGGGTTGCGAACCGCACGTGCAACCAGTCATGGCATTAAATACTTTGGAGAAAAAACCTATGGTCAAATTTGATTGGACGGAACATAAACTACAACAAATGGCACGCTGGGCAAACCGCTGGCTATGGCGGTCAATGAAATTCGAGGAATACCGATGACCTACTCCCCGAAAAAGTGTAATCCCTGGTACGGCGAGCGCAATAAGCAGATTGTCGCGTCCTACCAGCAGGGGCAGACGCCGGAGGAGATCGCGGACTACTGGCGTCTTTGCGCCAGCACTGTGCGCATGATCCTGCACGATTACGGCGCGCAGCCACGAGGCGGTGACATTGTGTACAGGAGGTGGTGATGGCGGAGAAACTACCCGTGTTCGTGGTGGGGTATCAACCGCACGAGGGCATACTCCCTGACGATTATGGCGACTTCCGAATTGGCGCTCACTTTGACATGGAGCAGGCGCGGGAGATGGCGAGGCAGGGCGTGTTCCCACCGGGCATCATCCTGCAATGCAAAGGCGGGTATCCGTGCGTTATCAAAGGCGTGTACGATACACCGCAGATAGCCGTGCCACTGGAGGTGAAATGAGTATAGCCGCCGTATACTTCCTGCTCGCACTGCTTATCCTCGCGTTCCTGGTGGTGCTGGCGATAACGATATTGTTCTTCATCGGAGGCGAATGAATAGGCCAACGGACGAAATCGACAACCGCATCGATATGGAGCAAGTGTTAGACCGCCTTCCGCCTCAGCAACGGAGAGCGGTGCTACTTTACTTGCGCGGATATTCCCAGGCGGAGATCGCGCGCAAATTCGGGGTATCTCAGCAGGCAATTTCAAAAATGATGAAAGTCGTGGTTGTAAAATGTGCGCTATTTTACACCTTGTCTTAATAGAGGCCAATGTGCAACGAAATTGTATTTGCGGAAAACGTATTGCCGGAAAGCGTGACCTATGCGACGAGTGCTATACGATTTATGGCCGCAAATGGGCGGAATGGCCCGCCTGGCTTCGTGACTGGATGTGTGCTACCCAGCACGAGCGTTATGAGGAACGGTGTGCGAATAAGCGTGAAGTTCCTTATTCTGAAAAATATGTCAAATAGGAGCAATAAATGACCGTAACCCCTGAAATGTTAGTTGGCGTGTCCGGTGTCGTGCTATCCCTGCTGTTCAGCTACATCCCCGGTCTGCGCGTGTGGTACGCCGGACTCGTCTCCGAGACAAAGCAGCTCATCATGCTGGGACTGATACTCGTTATCTCCGGCGCGGTGTTCGTGTTGGGCTGTAATGGCATCCTGGCCACGAATATCCAATGCGACAAGAGCGGTATCGTCAGCTTCGTGTTCATTGTCATCACCGCGATCATTTCCAACCAGGCGACGTATTCCATCACTCCGCAGACGAAGGACGTGCTGGTCGCAAAGCAGATGCGCGACGATGGGGAGTGCATTGAGGGTGAAGGATAGTTGGAGCAAATTGCAATAGAGGCAAGCGCAGAGGTTCGCCAGGTGAAGACTATGGCGGATTTTAGCGTTAATGTGGTTCTCAATCTTCCAGAATCCTGCAAGGAACAGGCAAAGCGGTTTATTGACTGGCAAGGGAAGATGATACGCATTGTGGCTGTACAAGAAGATTAGCGAAAAAAAGCGAATAAAAACGAACAAAAATGGAAGAAAACAGTGAGGTTCAAGAGATATTAGCGCAGTTGGCAGACAAGGAACTTTCCTATGTCATGGCCAGGCGTCACTTATTCTCTAACCTGAAATCAGCGGAAAAAGCCGGACTCAGTAAAGAATGGTGGTATTCGCTCACTTCGGAGCGACAAGCGCAACTGAATATCTTTGCTGACAGGTTGCGAAGGGCGGACGCAAAAGCGGTTATTGCTTCAAATATTTTGAATGATGCAGTCGAGGACGCGGCGGGCGTGCTTGTCAACAGCCTGAAAGATAGAGACGCCAGGTTGAGACTCGCAGCTTCTAACAGCCTTTTAGATCGCGTGATCCCCAGGCTTGCACCGGAGATAAACGGTACGGTGAATGTCAATGTCAACGACCTCAGAGCGGAAATACAGCGCAAGCTGGCTGGAATCGCAGTCGATACAAGCGAGGAATGATTTTCTCGCAAAGCTGACAGACGCTGAACTTTTACACCTCAAATACGATTGGTCATTCTGGGCGCGTGATAAGCAGCTGCTACCCGAATCCAACTTCTTTATCTGGCTGATACTCGCAGGGCGCGGGTTTGGCAAGACAAGGACGGGAGCGGAAACGGTTAGGGAGTGGGTACGCTCCAATCGTTACGTCAACCTGATAGGTGCAACAGCGGATGACGCGCGGGACATCATGATCGAGGGCGAGAGCGGGATACTCGCGATTTGCCCAAACAACGAGCGCCCGGTTTACAAGAAGTCTGAGAGACGGCTTGATTGGCCCAATGGCGCGGTGAGCCTGATATTCACAGCGGATGAGCCGGAGCGGTTACGAGGCAAGCAGCACATGAAGTTGTGGGCGGATGAGGTCGCATCCTGGCGGTATCCAGAGAGTTGGGATCAAGCCATGATGGGGCTGCGGTTGGGGGAAAGACCGCAGGGGGTTGTAACCACAACTCCAAAGCCAACGAAGCTGATCCTTGAACTTGTCAACGACAAGAAGAACATCGTAACCACTGGCACAACGTACGAGAACAAAGCGAACCTGGCACAAGGGTTCTTTGACAAAGTAATCACGAAGTACGAAGGCACACGTTTGGGATTGCAGGAACTTGAAGCGAAGCTCCTCACAGATAATCCAGGCGCGTTATGGAAGAGGGACAAGATTGACGATAGCCGTGTGGTCAATCACCCTGATTTGGTAAGAATCGTGGTGGGTGTAGATCCAACAGCATCCAGCACGGGAGATGAGGCAGGAATTATCACGGTTGGACTTGCACACGAACAATTTTACACATTATCAGATGACAGCCGGCAGGGGAGCCCGCATGAATGGGCAACAGCAGCGGTAACGGCCTATCACCGTCACAAAGCGGACTGCATCGTAGCAGAGAAAAACAACGGCGGGGAGATGGTCGAAGCCGTTATCAAGCAGGTGGACAAGAACGCGAAAGTAAAACTTGTTTGGGCGTCACGGGGCAAGGTAACAAGAGCGGAGCCAATCGCAGCGATAGCAGAGCAGGGGAGAGACCATCACGTTGGTTATTTTCCTGAATTAGAGGACGAACTGTGTATGTGGATGCCGGGAGACGATTCACCAAACAGACTTGACGCAAAAGTGTGGGCAATGACTGAGTTACTGGGCAGACCGTCCGCGAGCGGAACGATAGAAGACTGGATGTGACAATGGCATTTTATGACAAAATACTCGATTCTTTAGGGCGTTCCATCGCTGGCTATATGACTGACAGGCGCAAAGAGCGCAGTCACATGGAACGCGATTATTACACTGGAGACCATCCCGAACAGCTGAAATTGAAACCAGGGCAGTATAACGACAACCTGGCAATGAACTACGTGGGGCTGGCAATCGCGCGCGGAGTGAGCAGGCTGTTCAATGGCGGTATTGAGTTTCACTTGCCCGAAGGTCACGACAAGCAGGCTGAATACTTAGAGCAGATTTGGGACACGAACAACCAGGAGCAGCTTCTCTACCAACTGGCTCTCAATGGCGGGGTATATGGCACGCCGTTTGTGAAGATCGTACCGGACGGAATCACGAACCGCATCACGGGCGCAGTTTGCCCGCGCCTGGTTGCGCTTGACCCTGAGATTACGACCGTTATCCCTGATCCGTTTGATGTGGACGAGCCGGAAGTTTACAACATCGAATTTACCATAGGCGACCGCTCCTACAAAGAGGTGACGCGCAAGGCGCAGCCGAATGATTTTGAAGATCCACAGAACGCAGTTGGTTCCTGGATCGTTGAACATTTTATCCTGGACAAGTCAACGGGGGGCAAGTGGCTGCCAGACCCGAACAAGCCTCCGGTGCAATGGCCGTATGACTTCGCTCCCATTCTCCACTGGAAGAACCTGCCCGCCCTGAAAGCGCACCGAGGCTGTTACGGCGCAACGGACGCGGAATGGGCGCTGGGTATCCAGGACAAGCTCAACTTTGCCGATAGCAACATCAACAAGACGATCCGCATGAACGCCGCGCCTCCGACCATTGTGACCGGTGTGGCGACAGCGCCTGAAATGGCAACGGGGCCGGGTTCGCTCACGTGGTTCTCTGACCCGGAAGCGAAAGCCTATAACCTGCAAGCCAACGCGGATATTGACGGCGCGCGTGCATTCGCAAGCGACCTGCAAAGCGGAATCTTCCAGCTTATGCGTGAAGTCCCTCCGGCTGTGATTCAGCAACTTGGCAGCGGGCTGACAAACTTCGTGATGCGCGTAGTATTTTCGGACGCCATAGAAAAGAACGACACAAAGCGGGAGCTTTATGGTGACGCGATATGTGAACTCAACCGGCGGATGCTGGTACTGGCTGGAATGGAAGGCGAAGAGTCCGACCCTGGCATTATCGAATGGGGTGACGCGCTCCCAACCAACCCGGCGGAGCAGATAGCAGAGGACACGTTCCTGCTGGCAAACGGGCTGGTAAGTAAACAGACCATCGCCAAGAAGTACGACATTGACTACGAAGCCGAAAAAGAATTGCTGGCGCAGGAAGCCTCAGACAAGAACGCGCTGGGGGGCAACCTCTTACGTGACTTCCTGGCGAATAAGAATCAGGGAGAGACGCTATAACTCTGCTGGCTGAATGGATACGCCTGAAGAGGCAGCTTGATGCGATTGACGCGCAGGTGATGAAACGCCTGATCGACGCATATGGGGCGACATACGAGCGGATACTGCCAGAGATTGACGCGCTCACGGAGTACATAGAAGCGCAGCAGGCAGCGGGCAAACTGACAAGTGCGGCGATAAAGAAATCAGCGGTCTACCAGAACCTTATCAACTCAATCGAACGCGAGCTCACGGATTATTCCGGCTATCTCAAAGTGGAGACAACCAAAGCAGCCACAGACGCAGCAAAGTCCGGGCTGGCAGGCGGACGCCTCCTGATTCTAATTGGGCTGGCTGAAGCGTTGGGGGTTGACGTGAAAGCCGTACCAAAGAACGCAGTCAGTATGGCACCACCGGACGCGCTGGCGTTCCTGAGAGATTATCTTGACCCACGCGGGCCGCTGTTCGCAAAGATTCAATACTTATCAGGCTATCACAGCGTAGCCATAGCGGACGGAATACTGGAGATGGTCGGAAATGGCAAGAACCCGCGCGACATAGCGAAGTGGATCACGGACGCTTATGGGATGGGGCTGACCGATTCAATGCGCATGTGTCGTACTGCCCAGCTTTACTCCTATCGGCAGGCCAACAACGCGGTACAGGTTGCCAATAGTGACGTATTGCAGGGTGTGGTGTGGTGTGCGGAACTGGATGACCGCGTTTGCATGAGCTGTGTCGAGTTACACGGGCAAGTATTCCCGGTCGGGACGGTCTGCGACGATCACCACAATGGCAGGTGCGCGATGCTGCCCTGGGTGAACGGGGTAGAAAATCCAGTGAGTCAGACCGGCGAGGACTGGTTCACGGCGCAGGACGAGGCGACACAAAAGAGAATGATGGGCGTTGGCAAGTGGAACGCCTGGCAGGATGGAAAATTTGAATTATCGCAATTATCCACTATTTACAGTGATCCGGTGTTTGGCGACATGAGAAGTGAAGCCACACTAAAAACTCTATTAGGAGAATAAGACAATGGCAGATTCTACTCAGGCAGTAGAACCAACAGCAAGCGAAACCGCGACCCAGGTGGACGTGGTGGAGGTAGAGGTAGGCGCGGACGGGAAACCGTTTGACGCCGCGCGTGCGCAGGCTCTCATTGAGAAGCAGCGAGAGGAATTGAAGGCCGCGAAAGCAGCGGCTAAAGAACTGGCGGAGCTCAAAGCCGCCGAGGCAAAACGCAAGGACGCGGAACTTTCTGAACTGGAAAAGGAAAAGAAAGCGCGCCTTGAACTGGAAAGCCAATTAAAAGCCGCAACGCTCCGCGAGATGCAGAGGGCTGCTGCCGAAAAGGCGAAACTACCAGCTGAGTTTGCCGACCGTATCCGAGGCGAAACCGCCGAGGACATGGAAGCTGACGCCGCTAAACTGGCGGCCGCGCTTCCGAAACAACCAACCATCAAAACTGACCCGACGAACCCTGGCAACGCGGAACGGAGCGAAACACTTGCAGAGATGCGGGAAAGGTTGATGCCTAAAAGCGTCAACATCTTCGACCCAACGTTTACACGTGCGCAAGGCGGAGGGTTGGTTATCAACGATAAGGATAAATAATCATGGCTAATGAGTCAACTTATACCAGCATGTCGGCATTGGTAAATTCCATTATCGACACTGCTTTATTGACCGCCAGCGAGCAGAGCGTAATGGCTCCGCTGGTTCGGAGTTTCAATGACTCCAACTCATCCACTACCCGCATCTGGGCGCAATACACCGGCGGAACTATCGCAACCATCACTGAAGCCACCGACCTGGCAATGCAAGCCTTCACGCCTGCTGCTGCGGGTACGTTGACCCCTGCGGTTTACGGAAGCAACTACTTCCTGACTGATCGGCGTATTAATTCTGACCCCTTTGGGGCGCGTGCTGATGCGGGTGCTGACCTGGGCCGCCTCATGGCGGTAAATGTGGATAGCAAGCTTACCGGCTTGTTCTCCAGCCTCTCCGGTGGAACCGTAGGAACTGCGGGCGGAACCCTCACCTGGGCAAACATCATGCGCGCCTCGGCGTACATCAAGACCAACTATGGACCGGCTCCGTACGTGTGCGTGCTTCACCCTGTGCAGTGGTACTACCTGACCTCCGTTGCTTCCAGCGTCCCGACTCTCATGCAGAGCGAAAAGATCAAGGACAGCGTGGTTGGCTCCTTCTACGGTGGCTCTTTTGGTGGGATTGACTTCTTCGTTGACGCCAATATCACCAGCGGAACCGCTGCGGTGGGTGGCATGTTCAGCCGCGATGCAATCGCGCTTGACGTGCGCCAGCCGTTCAAGATCGAACTCCAGCGCGACGCTTCACGCGGCGGCGGTGGTTGGGAACTCATCTCAACGATGGAATTTGCGTACGGCGTTTATCGCCCGACCTTCGGGTGCAACCTCGTAGGTACATCCTCATAAAGTAATAAACCGGGCGGATAGGGTCATTCCCGAAAAGGACAGCTCCCATCCCTGCCGCCCGGCTCCGGGAGCTTATGAGAAAGGGACAATCATTGACAGACCAACCAGCAGGCAGCACCTTAACAACTAAAAAGTTACATTTGAACTGGCACTCAAATGCGCCCTGGTCTCCTACAGGCTATGGCAACCAGACAAAGCTATTTATCCCGCGTATCAAGAAACTGGGATACGAGGTATCCATCACCGCCTTCTATGGACTGCAAGGCGCGATGATCGACTCTGGAGGCGTGAGGATCTATCCGGTAGGGAAACACCCTTATGGGCAGGACATCATCGGCGCAAGCGCGCAGATGGACGGGGCAAACGCGATCATCACACTCATGGATGCCTGGGTCATCATGCCCGAAAACATCCCCTCAACAATAGGCTGGTTTCCCTGGTATCCGGTAGACTGCGAACCGATGCCCGCAGACGTGCTAAAAAAAGTACGCCGCGCTCGCAAGGGAATTGTAATGTCAAAGTTTGGCAAGCGCATGGCGGAGCAGGCAGGGCTGGAAACGTTTTACGTTCCTCATGGCGTGGACACCAACGTATTCAAACCAGTAGACAAGGCGCGTGAAAGACTGCAATGGCCTAAAGACAAGTTTATCGTGGGAATGGTCGCAGCTAACAAAGGATTGCCCCCACGCAAGAGCTTCTTTGAACAGATCACCGCCTTTGCCGCGTTTCATAAATTGCAACCTGACACCATGCTCTACCTGCACACCGACGACGGGGCAAGGGGCGGAGAACTGGCAAACCTGGTTAGCTACTGCAAGGCGATGGGTCTAAAGACTGATTACCAGAAGAACGGGCCTGTTTGCGAAGATACGGACGTGTTATTTGCCGACCAATACACGCAGCTCATCGGCTTACCAGACGCTTACATGGTGGACGTATACAACGCGCTGGATGTACTCATGCTTTGCTCGATGGGTGAAGGCTTTGGAATACCGCTGATAGAAGCGCAAGCGTGCGGATGCCCTGTGATAACGGGCGACTGGACAGCGATGGGGGAACTCTGTTTCTCCGGCTGGCTGATACCGAAAGAGGAAGCGCGTGCAGCCTGGCACCCCGTATTTGAAGCCTGGCAGTGGCAGGTGAACACATCGGCTGTAGTCGATAGGTTACTCAAAGCGTATGAAGTCAAGGGAAACCAGGATTACAGGAAACGCGCGCGCAAAGGCGCGCTGCAGTATGACGCGGACAAAGTGACTGAGAAATACTGGAAACCAGTGCTGGCAGAAATGGAAAAGATGATTTCTGTAAATTCAGGTATGGAACTGGTGACGTTTTGAAACACTACCTGCTTAATATCACATGGCGATGCCAATTGACCTGCTCCTACTGCTGGGTGAGACGCAGTATCAACACGAACCCTGAATTGACGAAGGCTGAAACCAGACCGGCGATTGACTGGGCGCGGGCGATAGAACGGGACAAGCCGGATATTCTCACGATGGGCGGTGGTGAACCGCTATCAGTCCCCTGGGCAATCGACCTGATACGCGCCTTCCCGAATATCAAGTGGAGCTTATCCACCAACGGGATAATGGTCAACAAGATCATGGAACTGGCAGCGCAGAAACTTGGACAAATCATCAACATCAATTTGAGCTATCACCCTGAAAGCGCGCAGAAGTACGACTGGTATTTTGACCAATGGAGGCGCGAGATCATCACCCTGGCAAACGCCGGTTATAACGTTTCATCCAACGTAGAAAAGACGGGCGATAACGTCAAGAACTCAAAGCAGGCGATTGAGTGGATGAAGTTACAAGGTTTGCCCATGCTAATCAGTCCGATATGCGGAGGCAGACCAGAACTGGCACAACCGCAGCCGAAGCCGTTACTTTGCGAAGCGGGCACAAATCACCTGGTTATCGCTCCAGACGGGGGCGCGTGGCCTTGTCAAACGGCTATCAACAGTTACGCATGGCGTGAAACTTATCTGGGCAACTGGCTGGATGGTGAATTGGACATGAGTAAGAAACCTGTCCCCTGCCATTTGTGGTGCGTAGAGCTGTACTCGCAGTACAAGGAACACCAGGCGGGTGACTTCTTTGGAATCAACGCGCGGGAGGCGGAATGAGGGCAGTTGTAACTGGAGCAGAAGGGTTTTTGGGAGCGAACCTTTGTAAAGAACTCATGGCGCGCGGGCATGAGGTGATAGGCACGTCACTTAACAGGCAGCACAAAACGAGCCTGGACGCGCTGAAAGTGGACTGTCGTATCGAATACGGCGATGTTACCGACCCGGAATTTATAGACCGGGTGATTGCGACAAGTGAGGCGGACTGGGTATTTCATTTGGCAGCGGTGAGCATTGTCCGGGTTGCGTCCGCCTCACCAGCGATAGCACTCAAAACGAACATCATGGGGACCGTCAACGTGCTGGACGCCTGTGCACGCGCGGGCACGAAGAAGGTGCTGATAGCCTCCAGCGATAAAGCCTATGGCGATCATGAGGGCAAAGCCTATGAAGAAAACATGGCGCTAAAGCCAACAGGAGCTTATGAAGTGAGCAAGACCTGCGCGGATCACATTGGAACGCTCTACGGGGCAACGGTGGTCAGGTGTGCGAACCTTTACGGGCCGGGTGACTTAAATTGGTCGCGGCTGATACCTAACTCAATCCGGCTGGCACTCAAAGGGGAAGCACCGCACATTTACGGGGACGCGGTGGATGACAAGCGCGAATGGTTATTCGTGGATGACGCGGTAAACGCTTATATCACCCTGGCAGAGCGGGGCAAAGCGGGCGCGTATAACGTGGGTTCAGGGATGCAGATGTCACCTATGGAACTTGCATACGAGATATCCTCCATGACCGGCTGCAAGCCTCCTGAAGTGGTGAAAAAGGAACGCGGATTCTACGAAATCCCCACACAGGTACTTGACTGCAAAAAGATGCAGGCGGTCGGCTGGGACGCGGAATACAGTTTATTCCGGGGACTCACCAAAACAGTGGACTGGTACGGGGCATACCTGGCATGAGAATCCTCTTCTGGCACGAACAATCTGACACAGCCGGCGGTGCTGAAAGTATGCTGCGTGACCTGACAAAAGCATTGAAAGACCAGGGGCATGAGGTTGCGTGGCTGCACAGCGAACACATCAGGCAAGCGGTAGACACATTCAAGCCGGACGTGGTGCAGGTATGGACGATCAATAACCGGATGCCAGTGACGGCGGTCTCATATTTACAGGACAACAAGATAGCGCACGTGTGGGCATTGATGAATTACTGGCCGTTCTGCTCCGAGAACATCATGCTCAAGAATATTGACGAAGCCTGCAACGCGGTAAATAAAACCTGCGACGGTAACTGTCAGAGTCACAGGGTAGACCTGGCGGATATAGTCAACCGCTCGCCGGTGCTGGCACTCAACAATTACAGCGCGGACATATACCAGCGCAACGGGGTACGCTGCGATTATGTAGCTGAATTGGGCGTAGATACCGACCTGTTCAGACCGGACGAGATGCTGATGGAAGACGGGGCAATTTACACGTCAAGCGCGTGGGTGCAATTCCCGCATAAAGGCATGAGGTACATCCAGGAAGCGATTATGGACACGCCGTTCAAAGTCAAGGTGATGTCAGGACTGACAAGGGAACAGGTAGCAACAGGGCTGAAACACGCGGATATTTTTATCTTTCCCTCAACGTATGAGGAAACTTGGGGATTATGCCTCACAGAAGCAATGGCTTCTGGTTGCGCTTGTATCGCCAGCGATGTAGCTGGGGCAAGGGCACAGATCCACCCTGGCATGGGGTTATTGGTGCCTCCGCGTGATGCCGGCGCGATTAGAGAAGCGATCAGGACATTGGTAGACAACAGGGAAATGCGCGAGTATTTTGGCAGGAACGCGCGCGCGCACGTGGTGAAAGAACACACACTTGAAGCGATGGGGCGGAGATACCTCGAAGTTTATAACGATGTAATCAAAAGGAATTAATTATGGCGAGATCAGGTTTGAGCTATTTACGGGACGATTTGAGACAACTCACAGACGCTGGGTTGTCTGACTGGACGGTGGGGGCGGTATCTTATTTCAACAGTGACATGCTGGATACCATTCTCGATAAACACGCCGAGCCGTTTTCGTTTGAGCTGATGGACTCGCTTAAGCCTGATATGGCAAGCTCCGGCGCGTATTCCTGGACACGTTACCAGATAAATGGCGCGGAGAATATCGAACAAACCACCGGTGGAACGGCGATATTTATCATCCAGGATCAATCCGGCGCGGTCATCCCTTCATCCTCTTACAGCGTGAACTACCGCACGGGGTTAGTCACTTTCACGGCTGACACGCAGGGCGCGCCTTACTACGCAACTGGCTGGAGCTACGACATAAACGGGGCGGCAGCGGATATATGGCGCATGAAAGCCAATCACGCCGCTAATTCATTCGACTTCACAACTGACAACCATTCGATCAAAAGAAGCCAGGTGTACCAGCAATACATGAAACAGGCGGATTTTTACCAGGCGAAAAGCTGGAAGGGCGGAGCGGGCAAAGGCGCGATGGTTAGAGAGGACACGGACGCATGTTAACCGCCGCCGAACTTGCTTTTATGCGCGAATCTGTTGAAAAACTACTGCCGGAAACTTGCAGTATCCTCTCGGTGACATATACCAGCGACGGGGCAGGCGGGCTGACAGAGACCTGGGCAGCGACCAAGACGCTTGTACCTTGCAGGGTGGATTATCAGTCAGGGAATGAGAGGGTAGCCAACGCAGCTTTGACCCCTTACCAGAAAGCCGTTATCTCAATGGCATACGACGAAACGATAACCCCTGCAAACCGGATTCTTGTGGGAACTAACACATTCTCCATCCAGGCGGTGAACAACGGGCAAAGTTGGAAAGCCGTGACAAGATGCTCATGCGAGTTAGTGCCATGAACGTGACAACTGTTGGGAGCCTGACAATTCGGGAAGATATGTTGGACATGGTGAAGAACCTCAAAGAAAAACCAGCGTCTCTTGCTCCAATCATCAAGCGACACGCGCTTAATATCCAGGCGAACGCGGCGCAGGATGCCCCTGTAGACACTGGGGCGCTGAAGAACAGCATCCACGCGGAGCAGGTTGACGAGAATAACTGGATCGTCGAGGATGGTGTTGAGTATGGCGTTTACCAGGAACTTGGCACGTCGAAGGGCGTGACCGCGAAGCACTTTCTGGGCGGGGCAACTGAAAGAGAAGCAGAACCCTTTTTTGAGGACATCAGGAAAGTATTGGAAAAACCATGAGCATACAACCGACGCTAAACGCGACAATCTATTCCACTTTAGGAGGAACCATCACCAATGCCGGAACCGCCGTCTATTTCCTGCAAGCTCCAGATAACGCGGTATTGCCTTACATCGTTTGGGATTATGTCAACGAGGGAGAGGAAAACACCAATCCCCACAGAGGCAAGGATTGCGTCTTATTCATTCGGGCGTATGCGAGCACCCCCTCAGCGGCAGGGGTCATAGACGGGCAAATTGACACCGCTTTACATGAAAAAACCTTGACCATTACCGGCTGGACGAACATTCAGACCAGGCGGGAAAATGGAATGTCAATGGTTGAAACCGACTCCGCAGGTCGAAAGACGTATATGTGCGGCGCGGATTATCGTATCAGATCAGCTAAATAAGGAGTAATAAAATGGCAGAACATACAGGTGCAGCATTAGCAGTATCGTTCATTCACGCAGCGGGAACGCTCGTGCTGAACACGGATTACCGCAGTCTATCCAACAGCCCGACCATCGGACTTGTGAAATCGACAGCCGGATCGGACGCGGATGAGACCTACCTCACCACGCAGAAGGATGGCAAGTACAGCTGGAAGGGCTTATCACAGACAGCCGGAACCGTCCTCGAAAACGCGCTGGTTGAGGGCACGCAAGGCACGCTCATTATCGGGCGTGAAGGAACCGCGTCAGGAAAGCCGAAAGAAACCGTACCAGTGATTAGCATGGGGGCAAATTACAACTACCCCTATGATAACGTCGTCGAAATCACCTGCGATTTCCAGAAAAACGGCGCACGCGTTCTCGGTGCATTCTAAGGGCGGTGACTAATGGGAGAAGTCACACTTTCAACGGGCAAGGTCGTGAACATTGACACCAGCAAAATGACACACGGAGAATGGGAAGACTTTATCTCCGGTACGCAGGCCAAGAAAAAGGATTACGAGTTCATAGAGAAGGTCACGGGCATCGGCGCGGATGACTGGCGCGCGATGTTACACGACGATTCTCGCAGGCTTGTACTCGGAATCATCAAGGCAGCGAACGCACCCCTTGACCCCCCAAACTGAGTAAGCGCGTCTACGCGGGACTAAAGCTGGGCAAGTCCTTACCCTGGGTGTACTGGCGATGGAAAGTAGCGGAACAAATGGGGTGGACGCTCGAACAGGTAGACGCGCTTAGCGTAGCTGACTGGAATGATTATTTTCAAATCCAGGACGGCATAGCGAAAGCTAAAACAAGCATTTTATAGGCGGTAAATTTGGCTGAAAAAGTCGCAAGCATACTCGCGGAAGTGGGCATAGACTCCAGTAAATTCACGGCTGGGGCTAATGGCATATTAGGCGGAATCAACCAGATGATCGGTGGTCTCAGTAAAATGGGACTTGGCGTTGGTATCGCTATGGCTGCAATTGGCCTCCTGGTTGATGAACTCAAGAAAATGGAAGCCGCCGCAGAAGAAGCCGCAATCGCAGACGCAAAACTTGGCGCGGTGTTACGGTCAACCGGCGGAGCGGCAGGCATATCAAAAGACCAACTTGACGGTTATGCTGCCTCACTCAGCAAAATGTCAGGGATTGACGATGAACTTATTGTAAGCGCAGAAGCCGTGCTGCTTACCTTCACAAAAATCAGCGGGAGCATATTCCCGGACGTGATGCAAGCCGCCGTAGATATGTCCGCTGTGCTGGGGGGTGATTTACAAGGCGCGGTAGTGCAGGTTGGTAAAGCCTTCAACGATTTCAATGGCTACACCGCACTAAAGAGGGCGGGCGTATCGTTCACTTCGTCACAAATCGACCAGATCAAGAAATTCAAAGAAACCAATGATGTAATTGGGTATCAAAAGCTACTTCTCGCGGAACTATCCACTGAGTTTGGCGGAGCTGCCTCTGCAATGGAGAAAGCAAGTGACGGAGCAGAAAACCTAAAGATAGCAATGGGCAACTTTAGAGAAGCCGCAGGAAAAGACACCGTTGGAATCGCTCGCGGGTGGAATGAGTTTTGGACGAAATTCTACGACAACCAGGCGCGGAGAATCAGGGTACAGCAGGCGGAAGCAGACCTTAATGAGCGAGTCCAAGACAGGATGGGGGATTTAGGGGTTGCTCTGCAAGAGCAAGGTGTATTCGGCGCGGATATTCCCCAAACAATAGCAAACATCATAAGAGCACAAGACGCGTGGCAAGCCAGCCTCATTGCCCAGGCACGCGCCTATTATGCGCTTCATCCCGAACTTGGCAAGTACGTGGATGAGATGGGACAACTGCGTGACATCACCACCGGCGCTACAGAAGCAACGGAAGAGGACATAGCCGCGCTCAAGTCGAAAATTGAAACCCTGGCCGCGATGGAAGATGCATACGCTGACGCAAAGAACAGTGCGACGAATTGGAAAGAGGCATGGACTTCGATAAGCGGTAAAGACCAGGCAGCGGAGCGCGGCGCGAAGAGTTTTGATCTTTTGGGCGACAAGCTCAAAGAGTTGGGGATGGATGGAGCTGATATTTGGAATGGGTTACTTGAGGCAACTGGTCAAATATCACCTGAAGCAATCAGACAATTTGCTATTATCCAGACCGAAATCCAGAAAATAAAAGGCTGGGCTGAAGCTGGTATTCCAGTGGACGTAATCGTTTCCATGACAATGAACGACCTTACTGGACTTGGAATATTGCCCGGTGAAGGTGGGTCTCCGTCCACCTCAATCGGAGAATGGATCAAAAAAGGGGTTGTTAGTGCTACAGATACCCGTTCTGTTTGGTTCAATGAAAAATTAGGAACGTATAAATTTGGAGAAAATCCGAATGGAGCGGGCGCGACAGGCGCGACGACCACAATCACGGCTGACACAACGCAGGCTGATGATGCACTAAAAGGTGTACAAACAAAAATCGACGGAATCACAGACAAGACCGTGACTGTTACCGTGAATACAAATTACAACGGAGGGTCAATAGGCGCGGCAGAAATCGCAGCGAATTACGACCTAAATGGTAACGGAATCATCGGACGTGCTGGCGGCGGCCCAATCTGGAGCAACAAGCCTTACCTCGTGGGTGAGAAGGGTCCGGAAATCATCGTGCCTGGACAGGCCGGAAGCGTGATACCGAATAACGCAATCGGGGGGCAGGTGGTGAACTTCTACGGGGACGCTTACTTTGCGGTTGACAGGGAGTTGACCTCACAAGACATTATGAAACAGATGAGGTTAGAAGTATGATACCTTCCCTTTACACATACAACGGGCACGCGATAAACGACGGAACTAATTACCTCTCGAAGATCCTCGTAGAGAACCAAGCGCAGGGAGGAACGGATATTACATTCGTACCGCGCCCATTCAACCGGCCTGTATTTGGGGGTAAAACTCTCAAAGAGTACGAGATGGTTATCTCCATTGACATGAAGGGAACGGTAGCCACGCAGATCGACACGATCAAAAGCTGGTTCGACGTGGAGGATCAGACCCCGCACGCGCTTATTATCAAGGACAGCAATAATTCTGACAAACAATATTACGTCAACGCCACGACCAAGAAATTCCTGCGAATCAGCGCAAACGCCTGCATCGTCACCCTGGCAATAGCCGACCCCGTATGGCTGGCGGTATCCGAGACAGCAGCAAGCAAGTGGGACATAACCGCATCCGGACAAACGAAAGAAGTTACCGTTGGCGGAAACGTGAACGCGCGCCCGCGCATCACCATCACCCCGACAGCCGTCAAGGGAAGCGGATATGCCTATAAACGACTGGTCATCGTCCGAAACAGGGTAGCAGAAGACCTGGTCAACTACCCGTTTGAACTGACCAACGCTGGATGGGATGCAACCGGACTGCTGAATTACACCACTAATCACGTGCATGTGAACAGCGACGGTGGAATCGCTGCGGACGCTACCACTATCCCCTACACATCGGAAACGGGTACGCTGCCTTCCTCTGGCATTGCCATGATAGAGACGGAGCAGATATCCTATACCGGGAAATCAGGCGGCAACCTGACAGGCTGCACACGCGGTATCAACGGAACGTCAGCGGCGACACACGCCAACGCCACGCAGATCAACCAGAGCATGATACAGGCTGACGGGAATGACACAAATGTATTCGTGGACGGGAAGTTAGTCCCTTCATGGAGTTACGGCGTAGGTTCAGCCGCGCATAAAGTGTGGATCTCGCTTGACCTCAAAGCGAAGGTGGAGAGCGAAGTGGATACAGCGGTGGATGATGCCGCGCTCCCGAACGGGCTGGTGTTGAAGAACACATCGAAGTTTCCAAGCAAAGGGCTGGTGCTGATCGGGACTGAACTATTACGGTACACCGGCAAGAATGACAATACCGCCACGCTCACGGGTATCACGCGCGGTGCGAACGGAACCACCGCAGCCGCACACGCCAAAGCAGCCGGGGCATACTTCATCGAACACGAAATCTGGATTTACTATGGCAACATCACCCTGGGAACCATCGACAAGACCAGTGCAGGCACGTTTGCCAACTACGACGCGCATAAGCCGATTATCAGCCTGGCGAGTACCAATGTCTCATGGGTGTACGGAGAATTCAGGGACGCAAGCGGACAGCGCGCAGGCTCGTGGAGTAAGAACGTACTGGATACCGATAACAACAACGATACCGCCAACAAGACGAGGTGCTACACGGGGGCAAGGAACGCGCTGGCTGACCCTGCCACAGAGATGGGCGCAATTATAAGCGCATGGAAATCGGGCAGCTCCTGGCGCAGCGATAACGCCAGCCTGGCATGGTCGATCTATAACCCGTGTGGATTTACAACCGTCACCGCTTCAGGCGAGAAGTACAGAGTTACAACGAACTGGCCGAGCAAAGCCTACCTGGAATACAGCGATGATGGCGATACCTGGACAGCGGGCTGGACAACGGAAGCCACGCCAGCCAGCGCCACCACTTGGACGGCGCTCAGCGCGCATTCGGGAGTGAGCCTGGGCGGGACGCGCAAGCACCTGCGGTTTATCTTTGACGGCGCGATGGGCGCAACCGCCTCGAATTATGCCTGCATCAGCTACACCGACGTGACCCTTGTACCGGACACGAATTACATCCCGCTGGCGACGCTGGGCGCAGAGACGAACAATTATCACCTGAATATCAAGGTGAGCAACAGCACCACCGCGCAGAGCTTCAAAATTGACACCGGTATGCTATTGAACGGCACTCTTGAAATTGACTGCAAAGATAAGACCGTGACGCTCACCGGCGCGGATAATGAGAAGGACACCGACAAGGCGGGCGCGATTTACAGCTATTCGAGCGTACGCAACCAATGGCTTGATTTACAGCCCGGTGCGAACACGATCAAGATTGACGACATCGAGACAACGGGAACGCTCCAGATGACCGTTTATATCTACTGGCAGGATCGGAATAACTGATGACCAGCCGGATAAGCATCTACTCCCCGCAGGGCAACAAACTCACCGAGCTTGAGGCTGACTTCTACCGCGAGTGGAAAATCAGCGAATATGGCACGGGTAAGTTTGACATCTCGGTACTGGATGACAAGTTCAGCAGCAACTTCATCGACTTTGGCAACTGGGTCCACGTGGAGCATGACAAACTGGCTCCGTGGGTAGGGACGATAGAATGCCCGCGCGACTGGAACGGGGGCATGGTCACGGTGAACTGCCTATCCGGCGAAGCGCGGCTCAAACGAGCTCTCACGAGAAAAGACACAAAATATCACGGTACACCTGGGTTCGTGTTCAGCAAGTTCATCCAGGACGCGTGCAGCGAGATCATCGGCTTGAAAGTGGGACACGCTTACAGCGCGGGCAAGCACATCACCGTGCTGGACAATTATGCGCAGGTGTACAACCTGGTATGCAGGATCGCGGAGAAGCGCAACGAAGAATGGGACGTGACACCGAGCCTCGACGGGAACGGGTCGCTGTGGTTTGAAGCTAACTGGTACAAGCAGATGGGAACGGTACGAAGCACGCGGCTGTACGAGGACAAGCACGTCGCGGCTGGCGTCAAACTGGTCGAGCAGGGAGAAACTTACAACCGCGTCATCGTCAAAGGCGCAAAGGGAAGCTGGGCGCAGGGAGGCATCGGAGTCTACACCGACTGGGCAGCTGTGCGGGATTATGGGCTGTATGAGTTCCTGCTATCCGATAACACAGCGAAGGAAGAAGATGACCATATTGATTACGCGCGGAATTACGTCAATGAGCATAAAGAACCGCGCCGGACATTCACGCTGGGGCTGGTGGACGCGGATGACCTGTTTAAAGAGTTACGGCTGGGCGACACCTTCACGCTGGAAACCTATCAGACCGGATTTACAGGCGACAGGCTGGGGTGCGTGGCAGATATCAGGATATTGCAAATGAACTTCAAGGACAGCGAGGGCGTGGTGAACGTGGTAGCTGATGAGGTGACAAATGAGTAAAGACGCAGTAGAAGGCAACCTCCGGCAGGTGATACGGGATTTACAGCGGCGCATTGACGCATTGGAACGGGCGCAAAATGACGTGGGCAGGCTGGATGAATTGTCTTCTGACATGGGCTTGATGACCGCAGGCGAGTTCAGGGCGGGCAACGGAGTGGAACCCGGCGAAGGATTTTCAGGCGTGCGGATGACCG